ATCACCGAAGATGAAGCTCGTGCTAGAGGTTACATGAAGGGCAAGAAGAAGATCGAAGAGGTATTCACTCTGCTTAAGAGATCTTTCGGTCCTCAGACCATTTACAAGAAACAGAAACTCGATCGTGATGATATCGTAGACATTACTGATTTCGATGTTGTAGGCTGGATCCGTGAGGAGATGCGCTTCATGCTGCAGGAGGAAATTGCTCGTGCAATCCTTGTAGGTGATGGACGTAATCCTGCTTCTGATGATAAGATTCAGGAATCCCATATTCATCCTATCTGGAACGACGATGAGCTGTATACTATCAAGGTTCGTCTGCCCCTGGTTCAGAACGAGACTGAAGCTGCTCGTGCCAAGAGGATCATTCGTGCTTGCATCAAGGCTCGTAAGGATTACAAGGGTGCCGGCAATCCTAAGATGTTCACGACTGCTGACGAGCATACCGAAATGCTGCTTCTTGAGGATGGCAATGGCTACAGCCTGTACAAGACCGATAGTGAGCTGGCTACCAAGTGCCGTGTAAGTGAGATTGTTGAAGTTCCTGTAATGGAAGGTCTTACAGATACAGTAACAGATGCTCAGGCCGGCACTTCTACCACTTATCAGGTGGCTGCTATAATCGTCAATCCTGCAGATTACAATGTTGGTACAGATCGTGGCGGTGAAGTTAACACCTTCGAAGATTTCGATATCGATTACAACCAGCATAAGTATCTGATCGAGACCAGAATTTCTGGCGGTCTGGTTCGTCCTAAGTCTGCTATCGTTATCGAGATCGAAGCTCCTTCACAGGGCGGCTGATAAACATCAAAATGAGAGTGAAAGGTAGGTAAAAGTATGACGGCTACAAAGTTTTATGGTATAGTATCTTATGCTGTTTTGACAGAAGTTCGTCCAGGTGTATGGAAAGAAGTCATAACAGATAAGAAATACCGTGGTGATGTCGTTCGGGTGTCCCGAAGATTACAATCCGCAGATAAAGTTAATGATGATATTCGTATCAATAACGAAATCAGGATATTAGCCGATGCTTTTGCCTACCAGAACTTTCAAAACATCCGATATATTGAATGGATGGGTACAAAATGGAAGGTCGAAAGCGTAACGGTCGATCGTCCGAGATTAGTCTTACAGATAGGAGGTGAGTATAATGGCAGCACTGGACCGCAGGCTTGAATTAGATGCTAAATTACGAGAAATTCTCGGAAATAGTAACACTTATTTTGAGCCGCCAGCATCTGTTATTATGCATTACCCTTGTGTCAGATACAGTAGATCACATATTGACACTGTTTATGCTGATAACAAATCTTATCTTAGACATAAACGTTACGAACTGATACTTATTTACGAAGACGCAGATGATAATTTGCCGGATAAGCTCATGGACGAGCTAACAGTCACTCATGACAGACATTATGTCGCTGACAATTTACATCATGACGTCTTCACAACGTATTTTTAAGGAGGAAAAACAAATGGCTAAATTAGCTTGGGACCTTACTGGTCAGCATCTGTATGAAACAGGTACAGATCATGGTGTAGTTTATCCGGCTGCTTCTGATGGTACTTATCCTAAGGGATATGCTTGGAATGGTATTACTGGATGGACTGAAAGTCCTTCAGGTGCGGACGAGACCGCTCTGTATGCAGATAATATTAAGTACCTTTCGCTGAGATCAGCCGAGGAGTTCGGTGCAACACTTACCGCTTACACTTATCCGGATGCATTTGCAAATTTGGATGGTTCTGCTGCACTTATGGACGGTGTTAAGATCTATCAGCAGGCAAGGAAGAGTTTCGGTCTTGCTATTCGTACCCTTATCGGTAACGATATCGATAGCAATGATCATGGTTATCTGCTTCACCTTGTGTATGGTTTAACCGCTTCTCCTTCAGAGAGAGGTTACAGCACTGTTAATGATAGCCCGGAGGCTATTGAGTTCAGCTGGGAAATGAAGTCTGTACCGGTTAATGTAACTGGTTACAAACCTACCAGTATTATCACGATCGATAGTACCAAGGTTAATGCTAACAGACTCGCTGATCTTGAGGATGTTATCTATGGTACTTCTGCAGGTGATAGGTATTTCCTTAGCGACGATACTACTGTTGACAGCAGCAAGACCTATTACACCAAGGGTTCTGACGGAACATATACTGAAGTATCTGATCCTACTGGAGATCCTCATACTTCTGAATATTATGAGAAGAAGACCCTTACTGATGCAGAAGCTCGTCTGCCGCTGCCCGATGAAGTTATTGCAATCCTTAACGGAACCGCTAACAGCATCGGTGGCTGATGGTAAAACCATCAAAATGAGAGTTTCATAAGTTGTTTATAGCGGGTCACATGGCAATGGGATCTTAATCCTTTCTACTTATTGCTGTGTGGCCTGTTATATTTTAAGAAAGGAGATAAACAAAATGTATACAAAAACAATTACATATGAGAATTACAATGGAGAGAAGAGAACGAAGAACTTCTACTTCAATCTCACGAGAACAGAGCTCGCTAAAATGGAGCTCACCAATAAAGCCGGAATGGAAGCTACTATCAAGCAGATGGTTAACGAGGACGATCGTGCTAAGATAATCGAACTGTTCGAGAAGATCGTTCTTGGTGCATATGGTGAAAAGAGTTCTGATGGGGAAGAATTCCTCAAGAGTCCTGAAATAGTGGCTAAATTTGTTGCTCATCCTGCTTATGATGTTCTTTTTATGGAACTTATATCTTCCGACAAGGCTATGGCTGATTTCATAAATGCTATAATCCCTCAGGATCTTGCCGGACAGGTTAAGGATAATAAAAAGAGTTTGAATGATATTATGGGGTATGAAGTTATCCCCGGTCCAGGGTCCGAAAAGACTGAATAAATGAAGAAAAGGAGATAAGAGTATGCCGAAAACAGTTATAATAAAGCCTAAGGAGTTTTTCAACGAGGAAACAAATAGGTTCATCAACGTCAAAGAGACGACTTTAGTTTTAGAGCATTCCCTTATCTCCATTTCCAAATGGGAATCGCATTTTAAAAAGCCTTTTCTTGTCGAAAAGTCTTTAAGTACGATAGAAGAAATCATCTATTATTTAAAATGCATGACAATATCTCCTCAGAATGTAGATGAAGTCGTTTATTATGCTATAGATAAAGAAACTATAGAAGACATCGTTAAATATATTAATGATCCCATGACCGCAACTTGGTTTGGGGAAGAAAAAACAACAAAATCCAAGAAAAAAGAGATACTTACTTCGGAAGTAATATACTGGCAGATGGTGGCTCTTCAAATACCTTGGGAATGTCAGAAGTGGCATTTAAATCGTTTGCTAACTTTAATTAGAGTATGCGGATTAAAGAACGAAGAACAGTATGGAGATAAGAAGAAAATTCCCAAATCGGAGCTTTTGAAGCGAAATGCAATGTTGAATGCTCAGAGAAGAGCGAAACTTGGAACCAAAGGGTAGGAGGTATTGTTATGGATTTTAAAGAATACAGCGCAGCATTTCATGCACAAAATGATGACATCCTTCATTTCGGTATTCTTGGTATGAAATGGGGTGTAAGACGTTATCAGAATCCTGATGGCACTTTAACAGAGGCTGGAAGAAAAAGATATGATAAAATAACCAAAGCTGCAGATGATATTGATACATATTATGCCAAAAGAGGTGTTAAAGGAGCAAAAGAAAAAGTTGATAAACTTAGAGCAAAAGCAGAAAAATACGGTAATCCGGAAAAAGATGAATACATCAAAGCTAGGAATTCTTTTGAAACAGACGAAGCCAAAGATACTTGGGAAAGAGAGCACGATGAATTAAGATCAAAAGGTTGGAAACAGGGATATGATGGCTTTTGTGTTGAGAAAGACGAAGGAAATACTACGTATGAATTACGTGTTAATCGTCAAACTGGTAGTTATTCAGAAGCTAAGAAATCATATAATGATTTTAAAAAGAATAGAACCGAGTATATGAATAATATTAAAAAGCAAATGCTGGATCATATGAAACCATATTTATCAGAATGGGAAACCGATTATAAAGAATTAAAATCTCAATTAGATAAGGAGATTTGTTTTATAACTTTGAACGGAAAAACTATAGCTATATCGTTGGACGGTGGTGATCCTCTTGGCTATCATGATATTACTGGAGAATACGATACAAAAAGTAAGAAACTTCGTTATATAGGTCTTCAGGGATAATGAAGTTTTAGATCTTACTACTGGAAAGGAGATATTGTTATGAATTTTAAAGAATATAATGAGGTCTTTAATTATGGATAAAATTGTTAATGAGATATT